CTCCTCAAACTTCTGGTACTTCAGCACACTATCAAAGTAGGGAGTCGGGATGTCTTGCCACCTTTTGATATCTGGGAAGTCGTCAAACTGCTGGTCAAAGTACTTACACGCCACAATGGTGGGATCGAGGCACATGAACTCCTTACTCTTGTAAGGGTAGAACCGGCAATCGTACATATCTTCCGCGATGTACTGCTTACCAACGAATACACCGTTTCTAAATGACCAAACGTGACGTCTTTTCTCAATCTGTGGAAACTGGTGGTCGATACACTTTGTTACATTTTCAATTACATCCTTGAATATCGAACCTCTACTCGTGAAGTTCTTCCAGTTATCGAAGTCGTCGTCTTTCTGTGCGAGGGAGTGTACAAAGTCCTCGATAGTAAACTTTGGGTTCCATGCACGTGTTCGAAACCCCTCGATGGTCTTAATTTCTTCACAACAGTATCCCTTGTATCTCCTGTACCCAGACTTATAGGTCTGGTCAAGGGTGTAGAGTAGACATTTCTGGAAGGGGGTGGCACTCTCAATCTCATCTTCATCCATAGTGGAAGGATCTGCACTTGTGGTGATTTGGGGTATCGCGGTGGGGTTGACGACACGTTCAAAGGATGTATAGTGCCTTCGGATATTTTCATATCCATCATTTACCTGTTTGAAAACATTATTGACCCTTTTAATAAGGGGGACTTCGACATCATCGGATTCCTTCTTATGAAGCTTCGTTTCCCGGATATAGTTCTTTAGATCGGAAAGAAACCTTCGATGTCGATTTTTGATATCTTTGATCGCGAGTATGTCTATCCTCGATGGTTCGGGGTTACCCTCAATACTGAAATTATCAGGATGAATGTACTGTCTGTACCCCAACTCACGGGCGTTCCTATAATCACCCGTCCTTAGGTCCCATCGAAATTCCAAGGAATCAACCGTCCTATAAATTTGTTCCATATTCATCGAACGGATTTGTTGCTTGTGAAGTTCCGCCAAAGCTTCATAAGTATTAGGTTCCTTGTCGATGAAGTGGGTTTCTTCCATTTCTATTTACTATACTTTATTCCTTAAGCATTTTGAAGCTTGCTCAAAATCTTTATGAGTATTTTATTTTGGTTCTGTAGTTGAAGACCAATGTTGACTAGGGCTGTACATACCGTATCCCCTTCTGGGGTAGCGAGTAGAGAACCCATAAATTCCGCCATGTCAATTCCCTCTTCAATTCCCTGATCTTCGAAAAGATCTTCCTCCTCTTCGGTTTCCGTGTCGGATACAATTTCTCCCTCTTCGATTTCAATTTCTTCTTCAGGCTGTGACGACATTTAAACTTGACTGAGAAAAATTGGATCGCGAAATTTCGCAGAATTATTTTCTCTGTATATAGTACAACAACTCTCAAAATGGCCGGTGGTCTCATGCAACTCGTAGCGTACGGCGCCCAGGATGTTTACCTTACCGGTAACCCTGAGGTGACCTTCTTCCAGGCGAAGTACAAGCGCCACACCAACTTCGCGATGGAGAACATCGAGCAGACCGTCAACGGTACTGCCTCTTCCTCCGGTCGCGTGTCCGTCACCGTTGCGCGCAACGGTGATCTCGTCGGTGATATGTACGTTCAACTCAAGGCTCCATCCACTATCGGTGTCGTGTCCGCCAACGGTGGCGCTATCTCCAACGAATGGCTTGCCGAGCGTGCGATTGCGTCTGCCGAGCTTTCCATCGGCGGTCAGCGTGTCGACAAGCACTACCAGAAGTGGTGGCGTCTCTACTCCGAGCTCTACCTCGATTCGGCCAAGAAGTCGACCTGGGGTAAGATGACAACTACTATTGCCGACGGTGATATGTTCCTCCCTCTAATTTTTTTCTTCAACCGCAACCCAGGTCTCGCGCTTCCTCTCATTGCGCTCCAGTACCACGAGGTGCGTCTCGATTTTGACCTCTCTTCGGAGTTCGGGATCTACACAGACAACTCCACCTTCAAGGTCTGGGCCAACTACATCTACCTCGACACTGAGGAGCGCCGTCGCTTCGCGCAGAAGGGTCACGAGTACCTCATCGAGCAGGTTCAGCACACTGGCGCGGACACTCTCACACAGAACCAGACCAAGCAGGTTCGCCTCTCGTACAACCACCCAGTGAAGGAGCTTGTGTGGTGTGCTTCGGAGTCTGACGCGTCCAACTGTGCCATGTGGAACTTCACCACTGACGTTGATGCGATTGCTTCCACCTCTGTTGCGAACTTGGATCTTGCCGCCTCCAAGACCCACGACGAATTCAGCACTCAGGGTGCCCCCAAGCTTCTTGCTGGCGCGGGTGCTACTGCGACTGCTTTCGATGAGGAGACCGTTGGTCCCCTTGACACCGTCAAGCTTGTCCTCAACGGCCAGGACCGCTTCAAGGAGCAGAAGTCCAAGTACTTCAACCAGGTCCAGTCCTACCAGCACCACTCCGGCTCCCCCATGCCTGGTGTCTACTCCTACTCCTTCGCGCTCAAGCCCGAGGAGCACCAGCCCACTGGCACCTGCAACTTCTCTCGCATCGATAACGCGCAGGTTGCGATCAAGGCGAGGAACCAAAGCACCAACCTCACTCTCAACATGTTCGCGGTCAACTACAACGTCCTTCGCATCCAGTCCGGTATGGGTGGCCTCGCGTTCTCCAACTAATTTGCTCGTATAAATCCACCAATTTCAAATTTCAAATTTTAAGATATTCAAGTATCTTAAAATTTGTATTTAATTAACTTTCCGTGTGAGTTGCCAAATGTGTTCGACAATTACTGATGCACCCAACCCTGTGAGTATTTCATTATCGTAGGTGTATCCATAGCCTATCACAATCGCTCCCCATACAAATGCTAAAAAATCGGTCATAGGACTGGCGATAAAACTACAATTTTTGTCGGTAGGAATTGATTTTTCCATCATACGATAATATGCTGTCCCTACGAGTAAAGAAATTAAAATCGCGGTAGTGTGTTTCATTAATATAACGTAGTTTATTTTTTACGAAGCAACAAAATAGCTAGACCAAAACCGAAAACCAATCTTTTCCTGATTCTCCTCACAAAGTTTTCTCGATTTCGTCCTTTAATTTTGTGGTGAGCATTTTTAAGAGCGTTACATATTTCTAAATACTCACCATCGGTCAATCTATATTTATATTCCTCGACAACCTTTATTAGATAGCCTAAGTCGGGGTCCATTACTATAAAGTAATAAATAAATGATCAAAAGAATCATCGATCTTTTTGTGAAAGTGGAAAAACCCATGTTGGGGCGTTGGAAAGTTAAAACATGTGAGGACCTGACTACCTCTATAAATTCCGTTTACCAAAATAGAGACCATTGTGGTGACATCATTTGTAAGACCCCAAAGAAGGCTGTTGAATATCACGAGTTAAAAAAGAACGACAATAAGTAAGTATGTACGAAATTTACACAGATGGAAGTTGTTTGGGTAACCCTGGTCGCGGTGGTTGGGCTGCTATTGGGGAGGGTATGAAACTTGGAGGTAATATGAGGGACACCACCAACAATGTAATGGAAATGACCGCTGTCGTAAAGGCTCTTGAAAAGTGTCTGGAATTGGGAATCCTTTCGGTGCGTATTTTTACGGACAGTAACTATGTGAAACAGGGAATCACTACGTGGATAAAAAACTGGAAACGGAATGGGTGGAAGACTGCGTCAGGGACGCCCGTAAAAAACAAGGAACTTTGGATTCAACTCGACGTTTTGACCCATAAAATGGATATAATCGATTGGAAGTGGGTCAAGGCCCACAATGGAAATCCTCAGAACGAGGCGGTTGATGCCTATGCGAGGGAGTGTGCAAATATTCTCAGCACTTAATAGATATGGGTGAAGAGGATGTGCCCCATTGTTGGTGTGACAAACAAGAACAGTTATTAATCAAATGGGCAGAAAAAGCGGCTGGATACCGCTGGCTTCACAATCATGCTAGGTTGTATTACAAGAAGCAGAATGATAGACTTTCATATCCAAGTATTATCATAGCAAGTTTAACGGGTGTTGGTGGTTTTGCTGTCCTATCCCCAACTAGTGGTGGTTCTGATATGAGCTCAGGT